GATGACTTCAAATCTGCAAATGTATATCCTTTTGCATACGTGATAGAAAAGGAATAGTTTACTGCATAATCCTTTGCACCAACCACATTTACCACATGACCAATAGGGGCAAGTCCATCACCTTCCCCGGCGGTATCATCAGGGTCTAATTCCTGTTGAACAGTTTGAACAAGTGTGGATGATGGTGCTTTATATTCAGAGGTCAGAAATACCACCTTTACAGTACCGCCAACTGTCAGAAGTTTGTTTAATGCTGCATCATGCACCATGCTCAACCATTCATATACTTCACTTCCAACGGTGGATGCTGATTGATTGGCAAACCACTCATTGATAGCAGTAGTTGGAATAAACTTTGATGGGTTATAACCGCTTTTCCACATTCTGATAATCTTACAACTGCCAACACCATCAATGCTTGTGACCTTATTGATATAATCGGCTTTATTTCCACCAAATGCTTGGTCAGTAAATGATGAAAAGTACCGTTCCCGGAATGCTTCTACATCTTCTTCATCCTCACCGGGTATAAGTATTTCAGTAAGTTCAGCAGTTTCTAACCCCTCTACATATTCGATTGGCAGAAGTGTCCCTAACTGTTGATTGCCCTCTGTTCCGGCAGTTTCACACTGAATCTTGTATGCTCCCGGTTCACCATCTATTGCACTAACCACTGCATAATTCAATGTATCAAGGTTAAATCTTTCCCCGGCATCAATTTCTATATCTGCCGGGGTGACTACCATTTTACAAATTGCATATGTTTCTTCATAAGGGTACATCTGACGTTCTGCTGCCCTTTTAATCAAATAATAATATGATGCACTATCAGCAAATACCTCATTTAACACCATATCCAGTGCAATATAAAAATTTGCCATCATCAAAGCAGATGGTGCAGTTGCATCGTAGATAACGGATCCTTCCCGTTTGTCAAAGTCATCGCTGACATTTGACAACATCTCATCTTCCAGACTATCAAAATCAAATTCTTCAAACATTAAATGTCAACCTCGCTTTCTGTTTCAAACTCATCCCCTACCGCTGTGACTGTAGTAAATTTAATGTGCAGCTTTTTCTTTCCTGTTTTTTCAATCTCAAAATTTTCCACGGAAGAAATTCTATCATCCATCGTCAAGGCATCTATGATTCTTTGTTTCACCTCCGACATAACATATGGGATGGATTGACCACGCAAATCGGACAGCTCAATACCATAGTCCCATGAATATATTTCATGTTCGTATCGTTCTGTATTGATTATTTTGGTCACAGCCTGCATGACTGCCTCCACATCATCAACCTTTCCGATAAACGTATTACGGTCAATGTTCATGGCATATGTCAGCGAAGGTTCGTTCTCTATTTCAAACTCATCCGAGACATCGTCATCAGAGTCATCATCGAAATCTTCATAATCGTCATTATTTGGAATCATAATATCACCGCCTTTCATTTCAACGTGTCAACAACCGTGTATTTCTGCCCACCTGCTTGACGAATCATCAGCACCCTGGAACCTTTTTTCATTTTCTCATCAGCACGTGACGTGATATCCAAAAAATCAGAATCCAGTACCCAGCTTTGACCAATCGTTATCTGCAATGGTGACAGCTTTTTCACCTTTCCGACGTATGTCGTACATGGTTTGGATGCCTCCACCGCATCCATCGCCACCCTTTTAATCAGCTGCACAAGATTATTCGCCACTAAAATCACCCCCTGAAAGTATCAAATCCATCGTGTGTTGATGGTTTTTAAATGTATGTGTTACTTTATCAACCAACATGTAATTTGCCACTTTTACATCATCCAGATTCAACACAACGGGAATCAGGGAACCGGCACGTACTTTTTTACATCCGATAACACCTGATATGGTGAGACTCCTTGCTTTCCTGTTATACAGTTTCAAGTATGCCTGTGATTTCAACTTTCCAACATCCGGGTCGTCAATCTTTTCCAGATACTGCAACACACCCCACTTGTTAATGGACTTCGTACTTTTTGCCACGTATAAGTCAAGTGTCGTTTTTCCTGAATCAGAATCCGAGTTTTCATATACCAGTTTAATCTGATTGTATACATCGGAATCAATCGTTGTCTTGTATGTGTAATCCTCACCCGTTTCATCATCAATCAGACAGTCATTTATCTTCATGCTGTTGACATTCTGGAGACGTAACTTTCCCACCTGATCATACAGCACATACAACTTGCTTTTTGTCATCAGTGTGGTATCCAGTGCATTTTGAATCATGTCAAACAGTGTACTGTCATCCTCTACTTTTTTCTTAATGACATACCCGGTATTTGCCAATTTGCCACATTGTAATTCAAATCTTTCTGCAATCATCTTCACATATTGGTCTGCCCTCTTTTTCTTAAAAATCAACGTGTCTTTATTTTTCAGGTACCGCAGTTGGTCATATGCGGTATACTGATAAAATCCATCCTTTGACCGTTGTCTTGTGAATATAAAACCGAAAAATATCTTTTTTCCATCCACAATCAATAACACGGAGTTTCCCTCTGTCACTTTATACTTTTTGTCATATATTGCCTCAAAAGAAAGTTTACCGGGCATACCTTTTCTTTCCCACACCAGTTTCATACCGTCCTTCACAGGAAGTTCAAACTTTTTTTTACTGTTTGTGATAATGACCTGCACTTCGCATTTTGGCAGTTTCCCCGTATCTTTTGATGTTGCACTGATGTCCGTCGTTGATGTTGTGCTTTTATTTTTCAACACCTTTTTTAAGTAGGCAAGTTCCTCTTTCCCAGTCTTTTTTGTAGTCGAAGTCGAACTTGAACTAGAAGTTGAACTATTCAAATTGGTATACTTTGGTACTCCATATCCGGTAATTCGTGATTCTGTCAGGGAATAACTTCGCCTCGCAACTTTGTTTGACGTGTTCCCCTCAACAGTATGTACCGTGTTCCCGGATACTTTTTCTACAATGCCGACATGAGACGCTCCATCTGACTTGAAATATATGATGTCACCTCTCGTTGGGGTGTATTTTCCTTTGTATTTGAAAAGTCCCTTGTTTTTAAACCAAGTCATCCCGACAGTAGTAGATGCCGTTTTTGGTACAATCGAAGTGGATACACCTGCCTGATTTGCACACCACGATACAAACATATGACACCATGCGGCACCATTCATTCCATACCATGCACCATATTTTGTCCGGTTACTCCCTTGCTCTGAATATCCAATTTCACCAATGGCAACATCAACAATGTCTTTTGCCATATCATCACCGCCTAACTGGGAAGTTTCAACTCAGTCCCCGGATATATCCAGTGACCGTTGCTTGACGATTTTCTCCCGTGTTTCTTTGCCGCCGCCTCAATCGTTTTTTGATTTAAGCTGTATATTTTCGTACGTTTTGAACCGTCTCCAAGCTGCTTTCTTGCAATCGTATACAAAGTGTCACCACTTTTCACCGTGTAACTTTTCGCAGACGTTTTCGTTTTCTGTCTTGTTTTCTTCTTTGACGCTGTCTTGGAACCTGATTTCTTTTTCTTGATGACAAGTTTCTTTGCACCCCAGTTTCTGTATTCCTTCAGGGATATTTTCACCGCAACGTCAAAACCATATTTTTCCACATCCTCAATGATTTCATAATCTTCAACGGTAGCGTCAAAATCTGTATCCCACAGAAGTTCACTTCCGTCAGGCGTAGTCCTGGACATCTTGAAAGAAACAACTTCTTTTTCTTCTTTCCATTGTTTCAGATAGTCAAGGTAATAATCTGCACTATGGAATCCCTCTTCATCCCCTGCCAGAATAGAACCGCTACCGTCCACCAGTTGCCCATAATGTGCAAAAGGGTAGTTTTGGTATGCCGGAAGCAATACCTCATCCAATTCAATGTCTGTCAGTCCCGGGGACTTTATCAGATTGACTTCACCCTCATTGACGAGGGTGACAGTCTTATTCTGATTGTTTATTTTCAATGTCAGTTTTGACGGAGTAACCGGAAACAACACTTTGTTGATGTACATGTAATATGCCATTATCAATACACTCCTTCCGCAGCCATGTTCATTTGTTCTTCAAGAGTGGAACGCAAGTGTTCTGTCACACCGTCCAGATCCATGTCATTATTCACCGTGTTGTGGTTTGTCTGGTTTACTGTAATGGATGCCGTGGTGTACCGATTGATTACATCACGTTCTGCAATGTCCCTGAGATACTTCAAATCCTCACTTGTAACGTCAAGCGACTTTGCAGCCTTGCTTGCACTATCCGCAGTCTTCGCAGTATTGTTATTTATGCTTCCCAACGCACTCGAATAATCACTTAAGTCTGTACCGCCGTACTTTGAACTCTTGGTATCCGTCGTTGTCAGTTTGGAAGACAGCGCATTTTTAATCTTATTTGACACATTGTCTCCCCACTTCGCACCGCTCGCATACGTGTCACTATAATTTTTCCTCTCAAGCGTGTAATCCGATGCATTTAGTGTGTTTGGCGTGTACCCTTGTGAATTTTCCACGGTTGCATTGATTTGTGCCTGTATCTTATCCTGAAAGCCTTCCACGGTGTCAGCAAGATTGGAACCAAACACGGTATCTATAATGGATGCCGCCGAGGATACAATACCGACAATAAAGTTAAACATACTCAGGAACGCCGTTTCGATTGCCGCTATCGGGTTATTGAATACAATACTAAACGCTGCAACAAAGTTCTGTATCAGGTTCCACAAGTTAACACCGATGGTGATAACAGAATTGACCAACCCCAGCACGATATTCCAAATAAACGCCCCTGCGGTTGCAACCGCTCCACAGATTACACCAAACGTCGTAGTCGCCACGCCACCTGATTTTGCAATATGATTTGCCAGCGCGACAACCGCCGCAACGATGGCAACAATGCCAATTACAATCCATGTTACCGGACAGGCAAGAAGTGCCGCATTAAAACCAAGCTGTCCAGCGGTTGCCAAAAATGTTGCACCACTTTCCATTGCAAGAGCCGCCGCATGTACCTGTGACGCAAATGCCTTTGCCGCCGTGATTGTTTCAGATATTGCCATGATTGCATTATATGTTGCAAGTGCTCCATTATAGGTAAGCATAACTGTCACAATGCCGGCAATAATTGGTATAATACTTCCCCAGTTATCAACGATAAACGATGATATCGTACCAACCATTGACAATATTGGCTGCAAAACAGAAACCGTGGCATTTACAAAACCAACAACACCATTCAATACAGATGATAGTGTTATATTTGCATTGTCACTGATGTATGAAAAAATACCAATGACCGTGTTGATTACAGGTGATATTGCAGTAATGACCTGTCCTGTTGTTGTGCCAAGCTTAGACAACACATTTTCCGCCTGCACACCGAATTCTGTGACACCATTAAGCAATGAACCAAACCCGGCATTGGCAAGCCCATCATTGATTCCATCCACCATATCAATCACGCCTCTGGTGACAGCGGCTTTTGCGTTTGATATGGATGTTGCCCATGTTCCACCTGCCTCTTTTGCGGCACCGGATATATTTAATACTCCATTTGTCCCATTCTCAAACGCACTTGTGACCGTTGTGATGAATTCCTGAGATGATATCTTGCCGGCACTCAAGTTGTCCTGTACCGTGGCGGTAGCCTGCCCCGTAGCCTGGGCATATATCCCGACGGCATTGATTCCTGCATCTGTCAGACGGTTTAACTGTTCCATTTCTACCGTCCCTTTGGAAAGCATTTTTCCAAGTGCATCCGTGACAGTTGATAATGTCTCATTGGTTCCGTCACCGTAGAAAGCAACCGCATCTGCCCAGTCACTTACCTGGTCAACCGCAGTGCCAAGTGATAGCCCACGTGTAACAAAATTTTGAACGCCGCTCGCAGCGGTATCAAGACCGTAAGCGGTACCGGTTGTGACCTGTTTTAACTTTTCCAAAGATGCAGATGCCGCATCGGAACTCCCTGTGATTGCCGTCATCGTCCTGTTGTAATTCGTCATCGTGTCCATACGGGTGATGGCTGAATCAATCTGACCTTTGACCACTCCGATGACAGACTGCACTACAGAAAGTCCCATAATCGCATTCACGAAAGACTGTGCTTTTGATGTTCCCTGTGATATGGAACTGTTAAGTTGTGTTTGTGCTGTATTATTGTCACGGATATACCGCTCCGTACCGCTGATAGTCTGTGACAGTCTCATATAGGCACTATTGGCAGATGATACGTCCATGCTTTGCACCGCCTGATT